GATGACACAAAATTTGGTATATTTGAATGGAACGGCGCAGCAGGAACAGTAACAGGTGGACAAAGTTTCACAAACAAAATTCCAACTATTATTACCGATACTACTAAAGTAGTTGATTATGCAGGTGCTGATTATACGCCTAAAGGTAGTGTAGGAGCAATTGGCGACTATGCAGTAGTTACAGTTACTAACATTAATAGAATATGGTATAAAAATAGTGTTGGAGCATGGGTAGAAGTTGGAAGTGCTGGATGGAAGGCAAGTCATCCAATAGTAACAGGTACAGTATCAACACCAACTATAGTTGCAGGTCAAACATTATCATTTAACATTAGTGCAGTTGACAGTGGCGGCTCAATAATTAACCAAGTTACTACAGGCACTACTCTAACAAGTATTGTTGCAGACATTAATGGCAACGGCACACTAGCAACTGCAGGAATTACAGCAAAAGCGGTAAACAATCGACTAGCAATTTATTATAATGGCGCAACAACACAAGGCGGAGTAAAAGTTGATAGAGTTGAAATATACGGCGATTCAACGCTTACTACAGCATTAGGAATAGTTCAAGCTGATTATTATGCACCAGAATTAAATATTGCACCTCATACTAGCGTTCCTGGATTTAAAGCAATTGACTCTAATCCAAGACCAACTGGTGCTATATGGATTAAAACTACGAATCCTAATAAAGGAGCAAATTGGTCCGTTAAACAATATAATTCAACTAGTGATGTGTGGACTACTATTAATGCACCAATATATGATACTAATCATTCAGCAATCTATTCATTAGATAGCACAGGCGGCGGCGCAAATATTTCAGAAGGGGCACTATATATACAAAGTAATCTTACAGAGATAGCGGAAAAATTAGCTACATTTAAAGTATATAGAAAAAATAATTCAGGAGCCGCTGCAATATTAAGTAGCAAGGTTTTAGCTAGTACTTTTTCAGCAGGAACTTTTACATTTACAGTTTCTGAATCAAAAACTGGTATAGCTACTATGAGTTCTCCAGTTACAATTACGTTTACTGCAACAGGTGCAACTTCTGATGCTGAATTAATTGCAAATGCTATTAATGCAGCTGGATTTACAAATGTCACTGCTACAATTGATTCTCTAAATAGAATTACTTTTTCACATGCATTAGGAGGCGACATTAGATTTGTTGATACAGCTGGCGCATTAACATCGTTGTTTACTGTTTACGATTCGACTAATCCTAATTCAACTACTAATTTTTATTATGTTCCTGGAACAAACGCAGCAACATCACCTAAGCAGTTTATGTCAAGTGCATGGAAAGTATTAACATATACAGCAAAAGCTACAGAACCAACTACTATTCCTGCAACAGGAACATTATGGTATAGTTCAATTGTTGATGAAGTAGATTTACTAATACATAATGGAACTACATGGACTGGATTACATAATGTTGATCCACTAGGCGGAAGTGCAACTGGTGCAAGTAGTATACTTGATCCAGCTGGTCCAATTGTATCAGCATCACAACCGACTACGCAATCAGATAAATCAGCATTAGTTGAAGGTGATATTTGGATTAGCACAGCTGATCTTGAAAATTATCCAACTATATATCGTTGGAATTCGTCATCGACTAAATGGGTTCTTTTAGATAAGTCTGATCAAACTACTGAAAATGGTGTATTATTTGACGATGTACGTTATAATACTTCAGGAGTAAATAGTGCTACAGCAGGAACTATAGTTGACTTGTTAACTAGTAATTATTTAGATCCTGATTCTCCAGATCCAGCATTATATCCAAAAGGTATGATACTATGGAATACTCGAAGAAGTGGATTTAATGTAAAGCGTTATGTACAAAATCATATTGACACTGATGCACTTAATACTAGAATGGCAAATGCGTCAATGAGCGGGTATTATGCAAATCGTTGGGTTACTGAGTCTGCTAATAATCAAGACGGTTCAGGAAGCTTTGGCAGACATGCACAACGTAAAGTTGTAGTAACAAAATTACAAGCATCAGTTAATAGTAATGACGATATTAGAGATAACGAATCAAAACTGTTTAACTTAATTGCATGTCCTGGATATCCTGAATTAATTGGAGAAATGAAAACTCTTAATTATGACAGAGGATTAACTGCGTTTGTTATTGGTGACTCGCCAATGAGACTACGTCCAACAGCAACAAATATCAATAATTGGGTAACTAATGTTGCGCTAGCACCTGAAGACAACGACAACGGTCTAGTTACTAATGACGAATATTTAGGTGTATATTATCCATCAGGATTCACTAGTGATAATGCAGGTAACAATATTGTTGTTCCAGCAAGTCATATGGTATTACGTACAATTGCTCTTAATGATCAAGTTGCATATCCTTGGTTTGCTCCAGCAGGAACAAGAAGAGGCGGTGTTACTAATGCCACTGCAACTGGATATATTAGTGCAGAAGGCGAATTTATAAGTTCACCATTAAATAGTGGACAAAGAGATACGCTTTATTCTAATAACGTAAATCCAATTACATTCTTACAAGGATCTGGAATAGTAATATTTGGTCAAAAGACAAGAGCAAAAAATGCAAGCTCACTGGATAGAGTAAATGTTGCTAGATTAGTAATTTATCTACGCAGTCAACTTAATGCACTTGCTAAGCCTTACTTGTTTGAGCCAAATGATAAAATAACTAGAGACGAAATTAAACAGCAAGTAGAAGGATTATTAGTTGAACTAATTGGTCTTCGAGCAATTTATGATTATCTAGTAGTATGTGATACAACAAACAATACAAGTACTCGCATTGATAGAAATGAATTATACGTAGATATTGCTATTGAACCAGTAAAAGCAGTTGAATTTATATACATTCCATTGCGTTTGAAAAATACAGGAGAAATTGCAGGTTTATAAAAATTAGGGGTCAGCGAAAGTTGGCCCCGAATTGATAAATACTTGTAATAAGGAGCAACATATATGGCAATCTCATCATTAACAAAACTCACGGTGCCACTAGCAACCAACGACAGTGCTTCGTCACAGGGTTTGCTAATGCCAAAACTACAATACCGTTTTCGAGTAACACTAGAAAACTTTGGTATTTCAACACCAACAACAGAATTAACTAAGCAAGTTATGGATATTAGTAGACCAACAGTAAGCTTTGAATCTATGGAAATTCCTATATATAATTCCAAGGTATATCTAGCCGGCAAACACACATGGAACCCACTGTCGTTGAATTTACGTGAAGATGTAAGCAACAATGTACAAAAATTAGTTGGTGAACAACTGCAGAAACAATTTGATTTTATGGAGCAAGCAAGTGCTGCATCAGGTCTTGACTATAAGTTCTTAACAAGAATAGAGATTCTTGATGGTGGTAACGGCTCATTTACACCATCGGTATTAGAAACTTGGGAATGTTATGGTTGCTTTGTAACAGAAGCAAATTATAATACTCTTAATTATGCTACAAGCGAACCAGTAACAGTATCTTTAACAATGCAATATGATAATGCTGTTCAAACACCAAACGGCGAAGGTGTAGGAACAAACGTAGGAAGAACAACTAGCACCAATTCAACAGGCGCTGGTTAACTAACATAAAATGATTGCTATATAAAAGGAGGGTATTTTTACTCTCCTTTTTTGTTTTTGATAATGTATGTACTTTAATCTATAGATAAATATTAGTATGAGTAATTTTGTAAGTAAATATTTTGATAATTTTTCTAATGCCAATTCTACAAAAGGAAATCTTGGTGACTTTCAACATGCATCAAGACTGTATATTGATAACAATATGCGGCTTGCTCCAAAGTTTAGTCATCTTTTCCATGTGGTATTAAATATTAATCCTAATGCAAATATTGCAGCTCTTAATAGTTCAATAAAATACGAGATAAATTTACTAGCTAAAGAAGCTGATTTACCAAGATATAATGTAGATTCACAAGTTATAAATCAATATAATAGAAAAAAAATGATACAGACTGGAATACAATATAGTCCTATCAATATTTTATTTCATGACGATAATGCTGGGTTAACTACATTATTATGGGAAGCATATTTTAGATACTATTATGCCGATAGCGATTATACTAATTCAAACATTGACGGCTCGGAGTATATAGATGCAGTTGGTTATAATAGAATCAACGCTGGACTTAATAATGTCTATGGCAGTAGTGATATATTTACAAGATTTAAATATGGTCTTGATAAGCCTAATAAAACTACTCCTTTTTTTACTAGTATCCAAATATATCAATTACACCCAGAAGGTGGCCGAGCACGTTACACTAGCTTTACATTAATTAATCCAATAATTGATCAGTTCCAACATGATAGAGTTAGTAATGATGGAAGTAATTTATCTCAAAACACATTAACAATATCATACGAATCAGTACAATATGGCAGAGGTTATACTCAAGTAGGTCTATCGCCAACTGGATTTGGCGAATACCACTATGATAAAATTCCTTCGCCGCTTGGTACTGCTCCAGACGATTTATCAAAGTTTACAAATGTTATCAGTAAAATTACTGGACTTGCTAATGATATTGATCGTTTTAAAAATGGAAATTTATTAAATTTTACAAATGCAACTAATAACGTTCTTAATACTATAACTAGTTTATCTCAATCGTCAATTAAAGCAAATTCGAGTAATATTTTATCAAATGTAACAAATAATTTATTAAATAATATAATTTTTCCAGTTACTTCAATAACACAAAATGTAAAAACTGTAACATCTGCAATACAAAGGATATTCTAATATGTCTAGTATACAAAATTTACCAAATACTAATATTGATACTACAACTGATGTATTTAATAATCTTGGTATTAATAAAAATGTACAATTATCACCTGAGGTTGACGCAGTTGTAGGGTTCCTTGTTAAACGTAAATTTTCAAAAGCGGCTGCTATTAGTGTTGCAGGAGTATTAATGGATCAAGCAAAAAATGAAAATAAATCTGCATTTGAAATACTTAATGAATTAGAAAATTATGATAGTATAAAACTTAATTCATCTGTAGCTGTTATTTTAAATAATGCTAGATCTAATATTACTACTATTGGATTTAAAGCACCTGCTACTAAAAGCAAAGAATATAGGAATATTATAACTCGGAATAATATTATTTAATCAATGGCAAGTTACGCACAAGGAAGATATCAAGTAAAAAATGTTGAAAAATATTTAGGTAATCGGGCACCTATGTATCGTTCAAGTTGGGAATTTACATTTATGAAAATGTGTGACGAAAATCCAGCTATTTTGAAATGGTCATCAGAATCAATTAAGATTCCTTATAAGAATCCTTTTACTGGAAAACACACAATATATGTTCCAGACTTTCTAATACATTATATTGATGCTAAAGGAAAAACTCATACTGAAGTTATTGAAATTAAACCTCGGAATCAAACCATTAAAGAACAAGCCAAAAGTAGACGTAATCAAGCACATTGGGCACTAAATCAAGCAAAATGGGCAGTTGCACAACATTGGTGTAAACAAAAAGGTATGATTTTTAGAATCATTAATGAACAAGATATATTTCATAATGTTAAATGACTGATCCTCTAATAGTTGGTATTAAGGAAATGTATAAAAACAGTCACCCTTTCCCTCAATTGCCATTTTTTAAATTAGTCTCGTTTGAAGATAAACATACATTAGAATCGGCTAATATATTTGTACAAAATAACATTATTGAACAAGGTCGTAAACATAAAAAAATTTACTATCAATATATAAAAGATTCAGGCAAACCGTATTTGTGTGTAGAAGCACCGGTGTTTAGAAAAAACATGCTATTACATCCACACCCAAACTCATACCATCGATGGAGTTGGATGAGTTATCTTAGAAACGAAGGCGATTATAATAATATAAATTGTAGTCCTGATAGATGGTACGCAATTAAAAAGTTACAAAACATACAAGTTAAAGACTGGCAATACTCAGGAGACTATATTTTACTCATAATGCAACGTCCTGGAGATAGTAGTTTAAAAAATTTATTTTTAAAATATAATAGCTACGAAAATTTTCTAACTTCAACTATTAAACAAATACGCAAACATACAGATCGTACTATAAGAATAAGATTACATCCAGCAAAACAATTATTACAATTAAAAATATTAAAAAATATTAATTTACAAAATATAGAGATTAGTCAAAATATGCATGGTATAATTAGCAATGGCAACAAAGAAGGAGGAACTGGATTATATGAAGATTTTAAAAATGCAAGAGCTGTAGTAGGATTTAATTCAAATTCACTAACTGAAAGTATATGTGAAGGTATTCCTACATTTAGTTTGTGTGAGAGTAGCATGGCGTGGGAATGTAGTAATAATGATCTTTCTTATTTAGAGTCCGAAGTATGTTTTAACAGAGACCGATGGCTAGCTAATTTAGGATATTGTCAGTGGACACTAACCGAAACACGTACCGGAGATCCGTGGCATCATTTAAAGTCTTTGTATAAAACAAAATATAAAAAGAAAAAACCTGGCAAACTTAAAGTTTACAAGAGTAATAAGAGAAAGCATATTCGATAAACCTAGTATATAACTATGATAAATATAGTAGCATATAATAGGATAACAGTATGACTAAAAAACTAGAAGATCTTTTAAACTTACCAGAGTCAAAAAAGATTGTCAAAGACGAAAATCGTAAAAGTAAAAAAGAGACACAGATAGTAAATCAACGCGAAAAGACCATGAGAGATATTTCTGAATTTGATAAAATTTCAGAAGCATTGCCTCAGGTAAAAGGACTTGGAGAATTAGCAGATAAAGAACTAAACGAAGTTGCTGATAAAGCTATGGAAGCATATGAAGATCTTATGGATCTTGGAATGAATGTTGAAAGTCGTTACAGTGGTAGAGTTTTTGAGGTTGCAGGAACTATGTTAAAAACTAACCTTGATGCTAAGATTGCTAAATTTGATAAAAAACTCAAAATGGTTGATTTACAACTTAAAAAACAAAAACAAGATTCTCAAAACATTCAAGAAACTACATTCGAAGGCGAAGGATTTGTCGTAACTGATCGAAATAGCCTAATAGAGAAATTAAAAGGCATTGATAAGGATAAATAAAATATAATAAGGTTGTATCCATGAAAGCATTTACAGAATATTTAACAGAGTCAAAAAAGACATATAAATTTAAAATTGGAGTTGCTAGCGAACTTCCAGAAGGATTCAATGAGAATTTAAAAACTCATCTTGATAAATTTAACGTAGTATCTTTAAGTAAAGGTAAGAAAACTCCAATACAAAAAGCACCGTTAGATTTTCCTAATTTACACAACTGCGAAGTAACATATTGGGAGCTAGAAACACTTTATCCAACTACTGATGCTGCATTATCTGAGTACATTTCGCAATGTTGTTTTGTTCCAAGAGCAAATATAATAGTTAGAGATCCTGATGGACCTGTTGACATTGATAATGAAGAAATAAAAAACGTTCCGTATGAAACACTATTAACTCAAACTGACATGGGCGGAGAGTCGGCACAACAGAGTGTAGGTAATAATAGAGTAATGGACTTAATGAAAGAACTTGAAACTGCTCGTAAAGAGAGTGCAATGGTTGACGGATTTAAGCTTGAAAATAGCGACGACAAACAAAATAATAAAAGTATAATTGGAGATTAAAATGAGCAATATGCGCGATATCTTAAAAAAGATTAATTTGATAGAATCAAGTGTAGAAGAATGTGGCGGAGACATGGGAAGCATGAATAGCATGCCGTCACAACCGTCGACTCCAGTTACACTTAATATGTCCGCAGGTAGTGCTAGCGAGATGTCACAAATGCTTAAAGCACTAGCAAATATCGATGATGGCAAAGATGATATGCCCACTCTTTCAATAGGACCAAAAATGGGAATGACTGATGATATTAATGAATCAAACCCGCATGCCAATGAAGGTGATTATTATGATGATGATCTTCAAGGCACAATTAATTGGGTATACGACGATGATGGTGAGTTCCATGCTACTTTTTCAAAAAGTGATGATGTAGATACTGAGTTTGGCCCACAAGCACGTGACGAAGAGTACGAACTTGATGGCGAAGATCTTGAACGTGCTAAAGATAGAGTAGACCAAGATATGCAAGATGCCGAAGATGATCGTGGCGATGCAATGATGCATGCCAAACAAGATCGTGATATGGATAACGAAAGCTATAGTAATGAGCCTGACGAAACATATGGTTCTGTTGAGGATGTAACTGCTTCTGGTGATGATCTACACAAGCGTAAAAAATCCTATGGTCCAACTTCAGGAGGAGACAACCCAATGGCAATGGACGAAACATACAGTATTAAAGCAAGACTAGTAAAAGCTCTAAATGAAAAGAAAGCAAAGCCTGACTTTTTAGATGTAGACAAAGACGGTAACAAAAAAGAGCCAATGAAAAAAGCTATTAAAGACGCCGGCAAGGGAAAAGGTAGTAAACCTAAAAAAGGCAAAGTTCCTCCACAGTTTGCTAAAAACAAAAAGAAGTAAATAACTTTATATCTTAATCAAATAACGCCCAAGGGCGTTATTTTTTTGGTTAAATACTTTATGAGTAATAAAAGTTTAGACGGTGTATTAACCAAAAAAGCCAATCAAAGAGAAACATATAACGAGTATCAAATACAGGACCTTGCTAAATGTATGGATCCTACTGATGGATATTTGTATTTTGCTAGAAAATTTTCTTATATACAACATCCGGTTAGAGGAAAGTTGTTGTTTGATCCTTATGAATATCAAGACCGTTTGCTTGCAAGTTATCATAACTTTCGATTTAACATCAACATGTTACCGAGACAAACTGGCAAAACTACATGTGCTGCAATATATTTGTTATGGTATGCAATGTTTACACCTGATCAAACTATTCTAATTGCTGCACACAAATATACAGGCGCCCAAGAAATTATGCAACGTATACGATATGCTTATGAATTATGTCCAGATTATATACGTGCTGGTGTTACAAACTATAACAAAGGTAGTATTGAATTTGAAAACGGTTCTCGCATTGTTAGTGCAACTACAACGGGCAATACAGGACGTGGTATGTCTATATCATTACTATACTGTGACGAGTTTGCATTTGTGCAACCTAACGTTGCTACAGACTTTTGGACTTCTATATCTCCAACGCTTGCTACAGGTGGCCGTGCAATTCTAACTAGTACACCAAATTCAGATGAAGACACATTTGCTACTATATGGAAGCAAGCTGAAGACAAGTATGACGAATATGGTAATGAACAAGATCTTGGTAGAAATGGATTTCATAGCTTTAGGTCTTATTGGAGCGAACATCCTGATCGCGACGACGAATGGAAAAAAGAAGAAATTGGGCGTATTGGTGAAGAGCGTTTTAGAAGAGAATATGATTGCGAATTTTTAGTATACGACGAAACACTAGTTAACAGTATTAAACTTGCAAGTTTAGAAGGAATATTACCTATATTAAATATGGGGCAAACACGCTGGTTTAAACAGCCTAGTGCTGATTATAGTTATGCAGTAGCACTAGATCCATCGATGGGCACAGGTGGTGACAATGCTGCAATACAAGTAATAGAGTTACCAACATATAAACAAGTTGCTGAATGGCAACATAATACAACTGCTATACCTGGTCAAATTAGAGTCTTAAAAGACATATGCGAATATCTTTCAAAAACATGTAATTCTCAAGGTGCTAACATATACTGGAGTGTAGAAAATAATGGCATTGGTGAAGCTGCTCTTTTAGTAATACAAGATTTTGGAGAAGAAAGTATTCCAGGATTGTTTATATCTGAACCAATGAAAAAAGGTCATGTGCGTAAATTCCGCAAAGGATTTAATACTACACATAGTAGTAAAATATCAGCATGTGCTAGATTAAAAACAATGTTAGAAAATGATCAATTGATAGTTAACAGTAAACCTTTAATATCTGAACTTAAAGGCTTTGTTGCTACTGGTTCAAGCTACCAAGCTAAATCGGGCGCAACTGATGATTTAGTAAGTTCGTTAATTCTTTCGTTAAGAATGATAACTATTATGAAAGACTGGGATCCAATGATATATAATACGTTTAGTCAAGTAGACAATTTAAACGAAGAATATGAAATGCCCATGCCAATCTTTATTACATCTAATTAAATACCAAAGATAAATACATTATGAAAAACCTTAATAAAGTAGCACAAGATCTTTTTAGTAAAATCCGCGGAAGATTTCCTAAAGTAACAATAGGAAACGAAAAGGGCGAAGTAACCAATGTTCCTGAGGAAGCTAGATATTTTGATTTTTCGTTTATGATTCAAGAAATTGATTTAGGAAAAGTTAGTATTAGCTTAGACGAAGAAACCGGATTATCAGTAATTGTTGGAAAAGATATTGTACAAGATCAATTAGGATCTATACAAAAAAAATGGTATGACTTTTTAAAAGAATTAAGAGTATTTTCAAAAAAGAGAATGTTACAGTTTGATGTACGTGACATTACTAAAAGCAATTTGAACAAACGAGATTATAAATATCTAGCAAATAAGCGTTCTGGAGAAACGGCAATGTCTGAAACAAAAATGTACGGTACTACTAAAACAAGTTATCAAAAAATTGGAAATGCAAAACTTTCAATTAAACATAATGGTACTATTAATACCGAAAGTAAAACAGCAAGATCGCAAAAAATTGGAAAACTTTATATTGAAAGTTCCGAAGGCGAACGTTTTAAATATCCATACAAACATCTAAACGGTGCTAGAGCAATGGCAAGACACGTAAGTGAAGGCGGAGTTCCATATGACGACTTCGGTAGACACATTATAAGCCTATCAGAAGAAATGGCAAACTTGCGCAAGTTTAAGACTTATATGGGTCGTTCAAGTGTAATGGC